AATGAGCCATTATAATGACAGATCGACCGCCCCTTGTCAACCCTAGGGCGGTTATTAGACCTTGTTTTTGCCCGCTTCGCGGGCGTCCCCTACACGTACAACTTCAGTAATTTTTGTAAACGAATTATATCATAAATTTAACGTACTGTAAAGGTTTATTTTAAACTTACCAAAAATAAATCTTGACATTTTTCTACTGGTTTAGTATAATATAAAACATGGCAAATTATAACAAATTTATCTCTTTGGTATCTGGAGGAAGTACAAATAGCTATTTCTATCGACAAAATGTTATTTCGGGGGATACTCTTACTGTAAAAGTAAATAATAACCATAGCGGATATAATGGGTGGTTTGGATATGTACAAACTGGAAGTGTAACTCCTGGTTCTCATAATAATACTAGTGGTTTAACTTACACATATAGTCCGTCCACAGGAATAGTTTTTACGGTTACTGGGGGCACTTATTATAGAATAGTTTTTACTTCTTACTACTCAGGAAGCTATAAAACTCACCATCTTTTTGGAAATGTCACAGCAGGCACGGCTTCATATAGTTTATCCGCTCCTACTTCTATTCAAGAAGGAACTACAGGAACTGTAAATATAAGTGCAACAAACCATATTGCAGGAACCGTATACTGGAGCGCAACTCCTGCAGCTGATTTTTCTCCAGATACTGGAACAGATTACGTTAGCAGCGCTGGAACTGGTTCTTTTTCATTAAGTCCCGTTGCAGATAGCTCCACAGAAGGAAATGAAACTGCAACAATTCGTCTTTACTCAAATTCACTAAGAACAATTCAAATTGCATCAACCACTACTACAATTACAGATCAAGGTGCGACTGGAGGAGGAAGCACTGGAGGAGGAACAACTGGAGGAAACACATCTCAAGGAATTGAAGTTTTTTCTCAAAGCGGTACAAAAATCTTTGGAACAGATTTAAGAACACAAAACTTACAATACGAACTTTCATTAACTCTAGCAGGCAATGCAACTTCTGGAACTTATGCAATGGCAGATGCAAACGATTCAACAAAGGTTATTATTACAGTCTTAGGTTACTATCCTATCTCTAATACTGCTCAAATAAATACATCTTCTACAGGTTTTTCTATAACAAACGCTCGAAGTGGCACAAGAACTTTTAATGTTCTTGCCTTTAGGATAGGATAATGGGATACGGAATAGAAATAACTGGTGCAGATGGCGGTGGAGACTTTCTAGTTCAAGATACTGACTTGAATATGATAAACTATCAAGTCACTGCTTCAGGACAAGCAAGCTCGATCTCACAGTCTTCTATAGCTAATGCAAGACTTTTTGTAAATGGAAACGTAAGTGGTACTCAAAGTAACTATGTGGCTAATGTTATATCGGGTGGTAATGTTAATTTTTATAAAATAAATTATTCATTTAACAACTCAAACTTAGAGAATATAAGTTTAACTTCTTGTAGCGTAAATTATATTATTCTTAAACAAATGAATGTAATTTCAAACTCTGGTAACAATTATGGTATACAGTTATTTACAAATAATGGAACAGTTGCATTCGATAGTCGAAGAATAACAACAAATACTTCTTTTGTATTTACAGAGTCAAAAGGAGCAACATCAGTAAGTGGAAACTTTGGAACGATTAGTTCAGATGGCGACTCCTATGTAGATATTGAAGCCATGTATAGTTTAATTCTTACAAACTCTCAGGAAGATACGGCTTCAGGTATTCGATGGAATGGCACAGGAACTGCAGCAAATAGAATACAATTTTTAAATTTCTTTAATCAACAAGGTCGTGGAGGAGGAAACTCAACTCTCACTGCCTATAGAAGTAACTTTAATACCATGCTTTTAGGAAAAGTAAGATGACAACACTAACAGAGTTTGATCGTGTAATTACGATAGATACAGAAAGTGGCGGTAGAATTGTAGGAATACAACTAGCTATTGGAGAGTACCCAGAAGCAGGAGACTTAGATGACTCAGGAGGGTTATGGATAGTTCATATACTTGAACATAATTTTCCAGAAGCAGCTTGCAAGGATTTCGACTACTTTAGAACAAATTACTGGTTTAATCTCACAGACCAAACATTCGTAAAAGTTGAATCAGAGCAACCAAACGAGTATGCAGATTATGACCCTCTTACAAAAACATGGAATTGGGATGCTGCTTTAATACTTGCTGATATTCGACGAGAAAGAGATGGAAAGTTAGGTAGATCTGATTGGACACAACTTTCAGATACAAATCTCACAGCAGAACAAAAAGCAGAAGCAGTAGACTATAGAAAAGCTCTAAGAGATATAACTATAAATATCGGTAATCCTGTAACTGCGGATGCAGTTGACTGGCCAACCCCGCCAAGCTTTCTTGACTAACTTAAAAAAATAATAAGAATTTTCATAGCACTTGTCATCATATTGTCATACTTTTGTAGTATAATATATCTCGAAATCAAAATGATTTCAAAGATTCACAAAAGGAGAAAACCGTGAGAGCTTTTTTAGCAATGTGCTTATTTATGCCTTTGACAATGTCATCGGTAGTGGCTGGGGAAAAGATGGAATTAGATTTTAAATTAAATGATCAAGGAGAATGGTGCGGCAAGTTTTACTCTAATCGTTGGAGCAACAATATGAGGTATTCTTGCAAGACACAAGAAGAGTGGGAAAAATTGGGGATTAATTTTCCTGATACTACTCCAAAGTTTAAAAAAGTAGTTATTGGGGAACCAATTCTAGGGGCTGATGCAAAACTTCGCGGTTAAATTCGTACTAGGGCTCTTCGGAGCCCTAGTTATTTCTGGGTGTGCCTCTTTAAACGAGAGGCATTATAAACTCAGATATAGTAATGGGTTTGCTTCCGAATACTGTCCTACTAGCGGCATAGTTCTCATTGGCACCACCACAGGTGCTGCAGCTACTGCCGTAGCTTCTGCTACTGTAGCAACCGGAGTAGGTCTTGGCGTCATGGGATTATTTTATCTTCTTACAGATGAGTATGAAAAAGACTGCTCCGGCCCTCCTATACCTCCCAAAAATAACTCTTGACATTCCTCCTCTTTTGCCATATAATTCTAACCATGGCAAAAGAATTAACTACAATCTCTCCAGAGGGACTTGAAGTAGCAAACTCGTACTTGACTTTTGGTAATATCCGTGCAGTTGTCGAACAACTCGGGGTTGCTGAAAACAAAGTGGTCGAGCTGTTAAATAAACGAGAAGTCAAAAAGTATATTGACACAGTATACTTGGACATGGGCTACAGAAACAAAAATAACATTGCCAGCCTTCTGGATGAGATGATTGGAAGTAAGCTTGAAGAAGCTAAAGAAAGTGGAGTATACTCCAATAAAGATTTAGCTGACTTACTACAGATGGCACACAAGATGCGTATGGATGAAATCAAGGCACAAGCCGAACTTCAAAAAGCCGAAGCAACTAGTGTTAAGAGTCAGACAAATATACAAGTAAATGAAGGGGTTCCCTTCGGCCAGGGTAACTATGGTAAACTCATGGAAAAGTTGTTAAAAGATGTCGACGGATAAACTGCAGGACTTAGAAGTTCAGTTTAAAATGCATGAGACTCAATGTGAAGAAAGATGGAAAACCATTTTTGCACGTGTCGAAGGCGTAGAAACTAGATTAGATAAAATGCACCATTTAATACTTGGAGGTGGAGCAACAACTATTCTTTTCTTATTAGGAATATTGTCGACACTTATAATTAATAACTGGTAGTGGAAATATTTGACTTTATCGCCCAGGTCGGTGCTCCTATTGCAGCTGCACTTATCATGGGCTTTTTTATCTTTCAGACTTTAAAGTATATTCTTGAAGGAGTACTCGATCAAGTAAAGATGGTAGACACCTTTACTTCATCTCTTGTAAATCGTGTGAAGACTATGAATAATGACTTGATACGAATAGATACGCTTGTCAGTCATGCACTCAACGTAAATCCTGACATAGAAAGAATTGCAAGAGCCAACGGCAAGGATGATGCAAGACGCGATTGATGTAATACAGCAATTTGGATTTCCGATAGTAATGGCTGTAGGTATGGGATACTACATATATTATATCTGGAAATACGTTACAGAGGAGGTTGCTCCGAAACTTGAGGAATCTCATTTAAATTTGATAAAGGTAATTGATCAAATAAGAATGCTAGACAACGACTTAATTCGTTTACAGCAAAAAGTAAATGTGGTACTTGAGTATGAAAAAATTCATAATAGTTCTGGTTCTACTGCTCATAACAGTTCCGATACAGGGCGACACTCTTACGTTCAAGTTCAAGAGTCCGAGCTTCAGCGGCATAAATCAGTCGAGTCACTATTTGACGATAGAGAATCAGGAAACAAGTCGAAAGAAGGAGATTCAGGATAGACTCGAAGCGGAGCTGGAAGAGTTACAACGAGAAGAAGAAAATAGTACGATGAACAAGTTTCTTCGTAATTTTGAGAGTCGTATTTATTCAAGACTTTCAAAAGAACTTGTTGAGAGTATGTTTGAAGCAGGAGCAATAGATCCTAATTTAGATGGTCGTTTCTATTTTTCAAGTGAAGACTACTACATTCGATATTATATGTTAGATGGTAGATTAATGATGGAAACCTACCCAGGCAAATATGGAGAGGAAGGGTCTTATGATCAATGCGAAGAAACTGATCTTTGTACTCAAATTGAAGTGCCTGTTGATTCTTTTAGCATTTACGGCTAGTTGTAAGACAGGAGCGATAGCTTGGCCACAAAAACATGCAGAGGTAGCAGACTTAAAGGTAGATGCTTTATATCTGTTACCTACTCCTAAGCAAAAGCCCGT